CATAGCGGCGGGTGCATCATCTCAGAAAGCTGATGTGGAAATACAGTTTGCTCGTATGCTTCGTCGTGTACAAAGGCATCTACTTGAAGGTCTTCGACGTGTGTGCGACATTGAATTAATGCTGAATGGTATCACTCCAGAAGAGGATTTGTACGATATAGAACTTACACAGATTAACACCAAAGACCTTCGAGCAGATTCTGAGATTGAGCTTACCTATGCTCAAGCTGCGGTATACTTTGTAGAGGCTTTTGGTTCTCTTCCACCTGAACTATTAGCTGAGAAGTTCATGCATTTGAACCCCGACCAGCAAGAACTGTTGAATACTTTTATTGGAAAGTATGGAGATCGGGTTGTAAAGGCTAGAGTCAAAACTATGGAAACTGCTGCTCAGCCAAAACCAGTTTCTTCTCCATTTGGAGGTGGAGGTCTGGGTAATCAAAACAAGGGCAGAGCAAATAGAACAACTGAACAAAAAGGCAAGGCTACTGTAAAGGGGCAACAGTCTGATGAAACCATACCTCTTGACAGTTTAGTAGATTTGTGGTATAGTTTAACTGATGAACTTCATCAAGACCTTCGAGAGCAAGGCATCAATGTGCCAGAGTTGGATGAGAGCTACAAGAATGCAATACGAACAAATCTTGCGGCTATAGCCAATAGAAAGATAATAGATGATTAACATCTTCAATGAAGACTGCATTACGGGTATGAGAACTCGATTGAAGGCTGGGGAAGTGGACGTTATAGTAACCTCGCCGCCGTACAATCTAGGTACAGCCTATGGTGTTTACGATGACCATATTTCTAGGAAAAATTACCTAGAATGGATATTTGATGTAAGTTATGAAATGTACCGAGTTCTATCTGACGCCGGAAGTCTGTTTTTAAATCTTGGTTCAAAACCTACAGACCCCTGGGTTCCGTACGATATTTTACAGGTATTCCGACGAAATTTTAAACTGCAAAATACAATCATTTGGTGCAAGCATATTACTATAGATTCTATAGGCAAATCCTTTGGTCACTTCAAGCCTATAAGCTCTAAACGGTTTGTGAATGATTGCTTTGAATACATATTTCACTTTTCAAAAAGTGGTAATGTGCCACTTGACCGGCTAGCTATTGGAGTTCCTTACCAAGATAAAAGTAACGTTGAGCGTTGGGGTGGGGTTAAGTCCGATTTGCGATGCCGTGGGAATGTTTGGTTTTGCCCGTATGAAACCATAACAAATCGACAAAAAGATCGCCCACACCCCGCAACGTTCCCCGTGCAACTTGCTACAAACTGCTTGCTGGTTCACGGCAAAGATCGCATTAGATTGGTTCTTGATCCCTTCATGGGTATTGGCACTACAGGCAAAGCGTGCCAAGAACTTGGCATTGATTGCATTGGCTTCGATATTGATACTGGCTATTGCGAAGTTGCAGAGAAACTGTTAGGAGGATAACATGTCTAGGAAACTTTGGAAACCGGAAAGTATAACACAGTTTATAGAAGATTATCTAGGCGGAATGGAAGATTTTGGCCTAGCAAAAGCCCACAACGGGACTAGAGATCAGGTGCAAAAACTCATTCGCAAGTTACGAGACGCCGAGGGATTGCCGTCTAGGACAGAGTTGAAAGATGCTGGGGATAATGTAGATTTCGAGTACAAAGGAATCCGAGAACGGCAAGAGTTTCGTGATTTCCTTCTTACCACCAAGACGTTGCAGGAAGTAGAAGATGTTTTTGGTGTGGATGCAGCAACATCGTTACTTCAGGAAACGTATCCTGGTCTCAATCTCTTCCAGCAGATCAATGATTTTGGGAAACCCATCTACATTTTGCTGCCTGCTATGGACAGGGATGATCTTGTGATTAAGAAACGTGAATGGACATATCACCATTCAGAATCGCAGGAAGGTAACTTTGTTCAACCCTATCAACTTGTCCAGTTACCTGACTCCCTGTTCAGTTCTGGTGAGGTTCTAATTGCGCCGCTCTATGATGTACACTGGGGACATTTTGCCTGCAAACGAGCTAAACTGCTTTCGTACATACGCTGGATTGAAGAAAACAAAAATGTACTTACGTTTTTGGGGGGCGATCTCATAGAAAACTCCCTAGACGATGGAAGAGGTCTATCTTATGGGCAAAGTACTCCACCTGACATGCAAATTAACGAGATTTGTAAACTTCTGGCTCCTATCGCCCACAAGATTCTATTTACACTACCAGGGAATCATGAACGTCGGACGCAAAAACGAGCCGGTATTGACCCTATGAAAATAATAGCAAGCTCGTTAGATATACCGTATTTCAAGGGGCCTGTCTATTGCAGTATCTTAGGAGCCGGGCATAAGTGGAAAATCTACGCGATGCACGGTTCGACCTCATCCCAGACCAAAGGGGGCAAACTTAATGCAGCGGGTAAACCCAAAGTGTTTACTGATTTTATAAACTATGTAGTCAGCGGGCACTGTCATGATCCCGCCATCAACCCAGAAACTTGCATTGTTGAAAACCCACTTTTGGGTAGGCTAGACTACAAGACTCAATGGACTGTAATAGCCCCCTCCTTCATGTATTGGGAAAATTCGTATGCTTATGAACTGGGATGGCCTCCTCCAGGCAAGGGGGGTATTGCCCTGAGACTCTTTAAGAATGGTGGGTATACCGCTGATTTGACAGAAAAGGGGTAATATCAATTGGCACGAACAAAGGAAGAAAAGAAAACTGCGAATCGTAAGGCAAACCAAAAGTATCGTGAAACACATCCTGAAGTTAGGGTAAAGGAACGTGCCCACGCTTGTAAATATCGGAAAGAGCATCCAGACATCCACCGTAATTGGTGTAAAGCGCATCCTGAAGGAAAACTCAAGTCTTGGCTCAAGCATAAGTACGGCCTTGTGGTCACAAATGACGAGGCACTACAGCTTTTAAGAACACGGCAAACTGGAGTTTGTATGATCTGTGGTAAAAATCGGGGTAAAAAGGCTCTGTGCATTGATCATGACCATTCTACAGATAGAATTCGTGGGTTGTTATGTGCCCCGTGCAATTTGGCATTTGGTTTGATGGAAGAAAATATAGAATGGTTACAAAAGATGGTAGAATATAAAAAACAGGGTAATTAATAAAATCATCCTTAAGCACAGAAGTGCAAAACTCCCCGCCACTTGCAAAAGTGGCGGGGAGTTTTGCATTTTTGGTATACTTATTAGTGTGGACACCTATAATAGGTATCCATCTGGTAAAGTATCAGTAGCACCATAATTATGTGTGAGGCTAAACTATATGGGTCTTCTCTTAGTAAAACCGAAAGCTGAACTTTTGTTATCGCATTTGCAAATAGCGAAGCGAAAGGATGTATCGCCAAAAGCAGGTGAAAAGGAGTACGGGGATGTCAAATTCGCAGACCCTACCAACAAAAAGTATCCCCTGGATTCCGAAAAACATGTAAGAGCCGCATGGTCATACATCAACATGCCGAAAAATGCTAAAAAGTATTCTTCGGAAGACTTGAAGGCAATGAAAGGTAAGATTAAAGCGGCTGCAAAGAAATTTGGAATTACGATTTCTGAAAATGAAAACCAATCTCTAAGCCATGATACTCCACTTCCTCTGATAGGAGAAGATTGCTATACGATTCTAAATCGGCAATGGTATTCCGCGAACTATCCGGGTAAGATAGATGGTTCAATGGAAGAACATCTTGAGTCTGTTCATAATGAGTTTAGAGAGTGGTCACATAAGGATGATATTTACCGTTGGGGACAGATTCTTGGAGTCTTTTCCGATAGTATAATTTTTTATTGTGACGACTACCAGTCAGAAATTGAATACTACAAAGTTGGCTATTCCACCAGTTTGTCTGGTGAAGTAACTATAGATGGAGACGTTGAACGGGTCGATATTAAGTTGGTAATTATAGAACTTAATATGGAAGATGACAACGATTCCGTACAGAATGATGTGGATGGAGTTGGTGCATTGACTGACCACTCTATACCCAAAACAGACGAGGAGCAGAGCAATATGGACAAAGAAAAGAAGCAGCAAGACGAAGTGGCGGATGAAACTGTCATTTCCGGGGCTGCGGCTGCTGCTACATCTCCTCAAATTGGGATCACTCCGATACCCAATGTGAAGACAACTGACGCTATTACACCCGGCAGTGCTGTTCCCGATGCTTCTGATGAGGCTGCGGGCACTAAGGAGCCTGGGTTCTCTGACGAAGAGGGCGTTGGTAAAGCGGCTGCCGATGGTAGTTCCGATGCCGAAGTAAAGACAGAACTTGACAAGGATGCACCCGGTTATAAGGGTGCAGATGGCACTCCTACTCCTTACAAGGGGCAGGATGATGCTAGATCGGCTGTACAAGGGATTCCTTATGGTCTGGATGATCTAAGCATGTGCTACATTCAGAGTGTCAAGACTTCTGAAGCTGATGGCAGGAAAACAATGGTCATTCAGGGTATAGCTACCCGTGGGGACATTGTAAACAAAGCAGGCCAGGTTTATCCCTCAACTGTGTGGGAAAAGAACCTGCCGAAAATGAACGAGTTAGCCAAACAGGGTAAGTTCCTGGGTAAGCTAGAACATCCTGATGAAGAACAGGGACTTGTTGACACGGCAATTAAGTGGGACAAATTCTGGTTGCAGGGTGCAGACGTATGGTTTGAAGCGACTGTTGTGCCGACCGAACCCTACGGGAAAAATCTTCAGGCTTTGCTCGAAGCCGGAGTGCAGGTTGATATGTCCTCAAGAGGATATGGAACCTTCAAGAATCAAGATTGGCGGGGAACCGAGCGACCCGTAATGCAGGATGACTTCATTTGTACTGCTATTGATGCGGTATGGCGTGGAGCATCTACAGGTAGCGGCGTGAAGAGCGTCGAGTACCAGAGCGACCCTAATCCTAAACAAGGAGCAGAAGAGAACGTGGACAAAATCAATGACACCACACAATCCGATGTTCAGATCAAGGCTTCGGAAATCCGGGCCAAGACTGAACTGACGCAGACTAGGGGCGCACTCGTGGAGCAAGCTGAACTTTCTACCATAGGGCGGGATGCCTACAAGAAGGCCCTGGATGGTTGTGAGACGATAGAAGCTCTGATTACCACGAGCGAAACCCTTCTGCCGCATCTCTTGAGCGTTTTCCCCAAAGAAGGCGTAACAGGAATCGTACAGTCGGCAACGTACCAGCCGACCTTCTTCGTGAAGAAGACTGATGAAGAACTTGCCCCAAAGAACGTGGGCGAGTTGTTCGACAGATTGGTACAAGACCTTCCTGACCATTACCCCGGTCAAGAGGGCATGACTCAGGGGCCAAACCACTTCCGCAGTCCGAGAGCGGCCTGCAAACGGCTGATGGTCAACATCGCCCGCGAACAGCAAGGAGCTTTTAATGGGCACGATGCAGCTATGGGTCTACTTGCACTGGAACACGGCAAAATTAATAGAGCACAGGACATCCTGACTCAAAGTCTTGCTAGTGGTGGAACGGACGTTGCTGACGGTACTGCCGTTTCTCCGGGAAGTGGTGCTCCGTTGAGCAACTACCTTATTTTCCCGCTCATTCGTAGAGTGTACCCCATGTACATCATGAATGAAATAGCGAGCATCCAGCCGATGGATAGGCCGGAAGGAAAAATCTTCTTCCTTGACCATTATCGGTATTCCGATCCTTCAAGCACGACCGAGAAAAGACTTGATCTTAATACGTCAGCGAATCCGTTTAATTCGAGTTTTGCTGACAACGGAACAAACGTTGGTACTATTGATCTTAATGAAGGCGACGCGGCCAAGATCATTAGGCTAAGATTGTACAGTGAACTGATTCAGTGCCATACCAAGAAACTGGGTGCGGCCTGGTCAGTCGAAGAGATGCAAGACCTCAGAGCTTACCACGGCTTGGATGCCGCACAGGAGCTTTTGGGCGGTATCGCTCGTGAGATGGCTCTGGAATGGAACAAAGAAGTTCTTGACGACATGTTGGCTCAGGCCACTGCTGCCGCTCTGGACTTTGGAACTGCTTGTCCGGCTACTGGATTCGATCTGCAGAAGGACTGGGATGAGTACCTCTGGGTTTATATTCAGAAGCTTGACAACGCGATCTTTGCTAAGAGGAACGGCCCGATGACTCACATCATTGCGGGTGTGGACGCGGCTCTCGCTCTTGCTAAGTCAATGAGAGGTGTATTCACCTTCTCTGGTGCTGAAGGTAATGAGGCTGCTGTTATGGAGCAGTTCCCTGGAACCACATTCTTTGGGAACATTGCTACTCCGAACGGTTCCAAGTACCGCGTGCTTAAGACCAACTTCTGGGGAACTGGTACGACCAACGGTTCTAAGATTCTTGGTCTCAGAAAAGGCGCAGATTGGTCGGACACCCCGTATATCTTCGCGCCCTACACGGACTATGTAACGCCCATGTTAACAGACCCGGCTGACTTTACCCAGAAACAGGGAATTATTTCCCGTGCTGGAAAGAAAGTGGTCGTCCCAGATGCAATGGGATATATTACAGTGAACAGCGGTTCGACTGGCGTAGTTCTCTAATCTGTAGGACAAGAGAAAAGTACAAAAGAAACCCCTTACAAATATGTGGGGGTTTCTTCTTTTTGT